TGGTTAGCCACCTTACCTTGGTCAAGCCATCTTTGGAACGACTTGCCAAGGTCGGGTAGGGTTATCGTCAAAAACGACAACCCCTCATGTTCGATCCGCAACGCGACGGTATTAATGTCGCGTTGGGCGCTAGTGCTACACAAAGCCGCAGATTCCTCTGCGACTTGGGACCAGAGTGACATCAGCCTTTTCATCGACCCCCCTTTCAATAAGGAGGTAACCGAATGCCTAGCCTGATGACACTCACATCCAGTGAGCCAACATCCAAAAAGGATGCTGATTCAGTCGTTTACTCTTGCGCGTCCAAGCGCCCATTCATCAGCAGGTTTTGCCGGCTGATGAGCGCCCGATACTGGTAGTCAACCCAGTACTGGTTGCTCGGGCTCAAGGATGCGTAGACGTCCGCGACCGTGCACCACGTCTCGTCCACTTCGTCCCAGACCGTGAGATCGCTCTCAGGGTCAAAGGGCTCGTGGATTTTGACGTCGAGCTGGTAGCGGAAGCTGGACTCGCGCCTTGCGCTAGCCTCGGCATTGCCGAAGCGACACACAAGGAGTGCGAACTCCAGGTTCAGGGGATACAACTCCCCCTGGGATTGGTCGTGCATTACTGTACTTCCTCTCTCAGGAGGCTAGTTCCCCCTGATCGTTGTTACGAAAACGACGCTTACTGGTACCACGGAGTGATCCCCTTGCGGGGACCAGCCGATCCCATGCTAAAACGGAAACCAACCAAAGAGCTTTTCGCTCACAGTGGTAAGGTCCGTTCGAGTCACGGAATCGATGATATGACCCACCACCGAGAAGAGTGCGAAGATCACGGCCAGCGTACGATAGCTGACACGGATCCGAACATCCAACTCGCCTGGAGGGCCGTCATCGGGGCCATGGCGATGAAGGATTTGAACGGCCTTATGACGGGCCGTCTCATCCTCTACGCCATGCTCGCTATGACTCACCACCAATTAGCTTGATGATGACCGCGTCCGAAGACGCCGAACACAGGGTCTTGAATCCTGTGTAGACAGCCAAGATCTCAGCGGCCGTATAGAAGCCAGCGGGCGGCGTGTCGAAGACCGTATACACGGCCATATTGACACGCACGTTCTCGCCAGCCTCCAACGGATTCGCTGCGATCTTTGCGTGGTCGAACCTCAGAAGGTGCCGCGTCCTCCCCTGTTTGATCAGGTTATGGTTCAGCGACAACTTCAGTAGGCCATCTGCGCTGGTGTAGGCGGCCTCGTTTCCCTCCGAGAAAGTTCTCGGAAGGGGCGTGGTCGTCCCACCAATCGTAATGGCCTGCGGATCGGTAAGTGCCATAGGCATCACTCCTAGGGCCGTGGTCTACGGCCCCTTTGGCGTTACGCAGATCAACACGATCTGCAGCTACGTACGGGAAAGTCCCAGCGCAGCTACAATGGCGTTCTGCCGAGGACTCAATGAATCCTCAGCGACGCCGAACCCAAAGGGCGTTGCCCTCCGCCGCACCTTCGTCTCAGTGACGAAGGTTAACACGGCGGGGAACGCGGTTTCTCCCCACCACAAGTTGGTGGGTCCGCGATGGTAATAGGTACGTCTGGTAACTTTATGTTCCATAATGTACCCATACCGCAACACCAGACCATCGATCATGAACGATTGGAGATTCGAAATGACATCTCCTGCGTTCGTGAACCAATCAACGGCCCAGCTCCACGGTGCAGCGTTCCAGAGAACTTCTGGCGTCAGCTCGAGGCCCAGCACTTGCTGGACATCGGACAACGCACCAAAGGCCTCGTGATGAGGCACATAATTGGTGAACGCCCCGGAGAACCACCTATTGACCGTTGTTTCGGTCTCAAGGACGGTCTCTCCGACCGTGTCTGCGTTCAACTTCCAAAAGAGCGTCGACTCTGGAGTCATGGCAGCTTGCCACTTACTCCTATCGACAACCCGCTGGTCGGTGAACGTTGAGGGTGGAAAACTATACCTGCGACGCACTACCTTGCCGAGATCACGCTCGTACTGACGCATGATCTTGTCAAAGTACACAACGCCATAGGCAAACTTCGCTATGTCGTTAGCCAACGGCTTGAAACCGAACTCATAATTAAGGAACTCACCTCCGGCAGAACGTGCCGAATTAGTGCGCTCCTTCCACAAGAGGCTCCCCAAAAGATGCGGGATCCCCTCATGGTAGAGCTCGATCAATGTGTTGGCCGCGCTCGCAACGCTGGCTACAGGCTTGCACCTAGCGATAGCTGTCGTTCCAAACC